GCTAAAAGTTTTAGACCAAATGTCAGGTAATATATCGTTAAATTGTTTCTTAGAATTATCATATCTATTTAAATAGATTACTTCTTTACCAATTTCCCCGTATTTTGGATGGTAATACAACACTAATTGTCTTGGTTTGTTGATAGCTTGTACTCGTTGCATAGCAAACTCATCTCCACCTTTCATACAACCACATATATGTACTGCTCCCGTTCCAATATCTATTTCATCTATTCTATGGAAATGACCGATCAACGCAGATTCAAATCTTTCAGGTATACCCTCATTAATAGTATTATCTTTTAGTTGTATAACTTCATCTTTCAATCCTTTTTGGAATGCCATAACATTTCTCATGTTACTAAGTCCTCTATTGATTGCAGTACCACTTCCACCACCACTAATGAAATCTCCATGTGCTAATAATATATCTCTATTACATACATTGACTGTAGTCATAAATGATTTAGGTATGTGGAACTCAATGTTTTTCTGATCAGCACAGAATACTGATATCCATTGATACAACATATAATCCCAATCCATATACTTATTTTTCATAGGTGGCTTCCTAGTCATACGACCATGATTACCTACTACACAAGGTACACGCACTTTATTAAAATGTGGGGCAATTAACATTAATGCTTGAGCAATAAGATTAGCTCCTCGTATCATCTGTCCCATACAATGATCATTGTTAGTTCTTGCTAACTCTTCATGTATATCTCCACTAATCATATCTCCTAACATAGGAACTACAAGCTCACCAACCTCTGCGGAATTACGTCTAAGTTCTGCTAGGGTAATTACTTGGTTCGCCCATCCATGTAATCTTTTATTAAATATATCAATGTTGTACTCATTCAATCCTAACATCTCATCTGATTCTACATTATCCCCAACGTGAGTATCTGTAAGTGGGGCGATCATAGATTGCACACTATTACCTTTTACTTTACCTGATGGTTTTCTTGGTTTGTATTTACGAACTTCTTTATATGAAGGTGTGAATTTTTTGATTGAATCTATAAGTAGATCTCTTTTAGCTTCTTTCTTAACTGCTGCTTCTGCAACTTTTTTCCAATACCTTGCCTCACCCTTATACGTTTCTATTTTCTTAGTGAGTTTAACATGAGCTTTCGGGGAGAAATCAACATTCATATCATCCATATCAGATTCTACTATTTCATCATCTGTAGAAATTTCTCTATCAAACCACTTCTGAAATGTTGTTCTATGGATATTAACTCCATATTTTTTATTAACCCATCTTGATATACTACTCCAAGTAGCACCTGCGAATTTTCTTTTTATTATCTCTTCTTTCGCATTTTCTGGTATAACCATTACAATCTCTCCTAATCTTTAAACTATTACTTTATACACTATATCACATTTATCTAAAATATGTTTAGAGTTTATCTTTTTAATCCTCTGGGTCAGGTTTTCTTTTGTTGGGAGGATTATAATAATCATTTGCATACCTAGGATTTCTTCCCGGTCCTTGTAAAATATTCTTTTTTAAAACCCTTTTAACTTTTTCCCCTTGTGGGGGGTTTTCTCTTAATCCTTCTTTAGATTTATATTCATTTAAGAAAGGCATGTTAGTTAATTTATTTTCTTTCTTTTCTCTAGTCCAATCAGTTTCCATTTTTTCTACATCATCTACAAATGTAATTCCATATTTCTCTGGATTGGCACGTAAATCTTCATGAAATTTGGTAGCAATTTCATCTTGTTCATCAGCCCAAGCTGCCCCCGGTCTCTGTTCAGTATCTTGTTCATTACCCTGTTTTTTTAAATCAATGGATACTTGTTTTACAAGGTTGATAATAAAATCAGAAAGTGCATTTGTTTTACTTATATATTTAGGAGGGGGCATCCCTTTTTCAGTTATGTTTTCTAACCAATTGCTTAATTTTAAAGGTCCGCTATCTGTCTTATCTGTTTTTTTATTTGAGTTATTTTTCCTCTTAGATTTTGTACCACTATAAGTGTTAGTGAATACTCCGGGATCAGACGCTACTGCTACAGTACCACCAAATTCTTTATATAATTTTTCAACTTTGGAATCTTCAGATTTATCACTAGCAGCTAATGCATGACCATGAGCAGCTTGCATGTGGGATAAAGCAGACTTATATTTATTTACATCAAAAGCCTTTTTACTTTCATCCTCATGATGCTTTACAGCCCTTCTATGATATTTTTCTCCTGTATTTTTAGGGTGATGTATTGCTTTTACACCATTATCATAATAATAAACAGTGGAACCATCTGGTCTTTGTTCTCTATGTTTATATGAATGATCTTCATATTCACCGGGTTCATTGGGGGATTTAGAAGAGGCTGATTTAGGTAGAGATTTATACTTAGAATGTTTTTGTTTAAACTTCATGTTATCTACCATTAGTCATCTTCCTCATCATCTATTAAATTTTTCAGTTCTTCAGGAGTATATCTAGATACATCCTCAGCTTTAGCCTTTGATGTGCCATCACCTGTTTCTGATGTATAAGCCTCACCGAGTGGTTTCTTTCCTCCTACATCAGAAAATACTGGGTTACCAAAGTATGCCTTTTGAATTTTATCTACACCCGTTCCTGTAAGATTGCCTACATATTCTTCTCCATTATTAGCAAACCATACTTGCTGACCATTTGGAGATACCTCTTTAATAATGGGATAAGCATAACCTTGATCAGCTAAACTATCTATCCATGTAGATGTTTTAGTTAATCCAAAAGCTCTATCTTCTGCTTTCCTTTCCCTAGTCTCCATATAATCTTCTATATCACGTTCTTCTAGAGGTGTTTTATCATTATGGTCTGGTGTTATACCACCCATTCTACCTTGGAATTTTCGTTGGGATGTTGGAATAGTTTTTTCTATATTCTGTTTCCCTCTAGGAACAGCTGTATTTAAATTAGCTATACGTTCTGGAACGTCTGTAACAGCTTTTTCCATACTTCCTTCTATAGGTATTTCACCTTCTTCTTCACCTCCACCTTCTGCTGCTTCTTCACCTCCACCTTCTGCTGCTTCTTCACCTTCTTCTCCACCCCCTTCTGCTTGTTGTTTCATCATAGCTTCCTGCATCGCAGCTTGTTGTTCTGCTTGTTCTAATGCAAGTGCTTGTTGTTCACCTTGAAGTTTAGCAGTCGGTACTGGTTCACCACCTACTAAGAAATCTATATCAGATATAGAAACATCATTATCTTTAAGTTTAACATCAAATCCCATGTTTAATAATTGCTGTGCAATTGCTGATTTTTGTTGTGATTGAGCAATACGAGTAGCTTCAGCTTTCTCTTCAGGATTAGGTAAGACTAATGTGTAATCTGTAATACCAAAATTATTTAAAATTGAAGGAAAAACTTTTTCCATTATCTGTCGTTGATCTCTTTCTACCACACGACTCATTACAGTTAATTGAGAAGTCTGTTGTGTTAAACCACCAAAAGAATCTGGGGCTCCCTGCCATACTGGAGATACTCCATATACTGCAGAAACTCTTTCTCTAATCTCTGCCCTAACTGGTAAATAATCCATTTCTTGAAGAGTGTGGAATAATCTTACCATATCAACTCTACCTCTATTAGTTCTAGATGAAACAGCAATCATAGGAATATAGTTAGGATCCTGTCTTGTTCTAGCCGCAAGTGCTTCTCTTTCACGTTTCAAACTTTCTGGATCATCAGTAGTTACCATAACCATAGATGCTGGTACTTTTCTTTCAAAGAAGTATCTATATAAGTTTCTATCCATACCTATAAGGGTCAATGCCTTTTCAAATATAGTTAATATAGGAGACCACCCATAAGTTTCGGTTGGGTTAAATTTTGATAGATGAACAATTTCACTATCTAAAAAGTAATGTACTTCTGTTCTATATAAATATCTGTACATTGCTGGTTGCTTTTCTTGGTCACACTTCTCTTCATCACATTCGGCTGGAACCTGTGTAATTTTTTCTCTATGTATTGGACAGAAAAAATGTGAGTTTTTAGGAAGTCCTGTTTCATCTAAGTCAAATTCTATTAAAGCAGGATTTATTCTCCTTATTTCAGTAACTCTAGATCTTAATTTTTTATCTCCAGCATCATAATATTCTTTTGCAAAGTATATAAATGCATCATCTACAGTATTTAAATCCCAATGGAATTGACGTAACACTTCTTCCAAACCTTGATCGAAAAGGTTACAATCATCCATAAATTTTTTAAGTCTATTTAATTGTTTAGGGTCTGGATTTTCTTTTATAGGTTCAAATTTAATGCCTCTCCTAAATACTTCACCAGTAATATGTAATATTGGAGCTCTTAATTCTTCTACAGTATATGCAATGGTCTGTAAATCTTGAATTAATTGTTTTCTATATGCAAGTTGATTCCTAACATAAGTATTAACAATATAATCAACACCAAATGTTGGACCACTACCTGTATCACCCGCAGATTTATTTAATAATAAATCATTAAAAATATCTATTTGCGAACCTAACTTCCCCATTTGGGCTGCCATCTTTGGGACTTCTGGAAGATAATCTGCTAATTTCATCTTATTCTTTAGTAACCTCTTTTAAATCATCTATAGCTGCTAATTTAACAATTGCATTTATAGCTTTTTCTTTTAACCCTACATTTTCTACTATATTATTTATAGGGGTATTTGGGACTTCTATTTTTAATTTTTCATTTTCTTCTTTAAGGTCTTCTATTTGATCTGCTAAAGCTTCATTTTCCATCATAGCAGCATTTTGCAACACTCCTAATCTAGTAGCTTCTCTAACTAAAGCTAAAAAAGCTCCCTCAGATAATACAGTTACTGCTTGACTGTCATCAGAAATTTCAGCTTCTGGATCTAACTTAGTTAAATCGTCATGCCAAGTATCTAATATTCTCCAAGTTCCAGTATTGTCTTTAGTAGCGACATACTGTTGCTGTCTATCTCTTAACATATTTCCTATGGTCATTTCTTTTCTCCTACTATTATTATACTACTTTTTTATAAAAATGAAGATTATGCTATATGACATGCACTCCATCCACAAGTTTTACAGGATTTACAACCTGATTCCATAACTATTATAGCATCGTTACAACATTTTTGTTCATCATTAGTTTCAATATTAAATGCTAATTGACCATCTAATGAATCATTAACGTCATGAGATTCTGTTTTATGGGCATTTACTAAAACTTCTTTCTCTCTACTTCCTGCTCTATAGACAGTAATTCCTTTACAACCTAATTTCCAAGCACCAATATATGCTGAATACACATCTTCTATTGATGCCTCATTTGAAAAGTTTATTGTCTTAGAAATTCCTGAATCACAATATTCCTGAAAAGCTGCTTGCATTCCAACATGAGATTCAGGAGATATTTCAGGAGAAGTTATATATACTTCTTTAATCCATTGTGGAACTTCTGGTCTATTAGATAATAAACCCCCATTTGAAAGATGTTCCATTAAATCTTCTGAGTAAAAACCATGTTCTTTTGCATCTTTTTCAAAATACTTATTTACATAAAAAAGAGTTTGCCCTTCTAAAATATTCATTTTTCTATATGCCAATGAAAATAATGGTTCTATTCCACTAGAAGTATCAGCAAACATAGATATAGTTCCAGTAGGTGCGACTGTTAAACGACAAGCATTTCTATATTTTTCGTTTTCACCATAATCACTTTTATCCCATGCAGGAAAAGTACCCCGTTCTTCAGCTAATTTTAATGAAGTTTTATCTGAAACCTCTCTAATAAACTTCATTATTTTACTACCTACTCTTGTTCCTTCTTCAGAATTATAAGGTATGCGAAGTTGAACTAGTAAATCTGCAAATCCCATTACACCTAAACCAATTTTACGTGTAGCTTTAGTCATCTTCTCGATTTCTGGTGTGGCATATTTATTAGCATCAACTACATTATCTAAAAATTTAGTTGCAAGTTTAACTGTATCGCCTAGTTCTTCCCATTTAATTTTAGGAACTCCCTCAGTATCTATAAAATTTGCAAGATTTATTGACCCTAAATTACATGATTCATTAGGTAATAAAGGTTGTTCACCACATGGATTAGTTGCTATCATTTCTCCGTATTCTTCTATAACATGATTATCATAATTCACATTATCCATAAAAATCATACCGGGCTCACCATTTCTCCACGCACCATATACTATTTTATTGAATACTTCTTGTGCATTCAAATATCCTGCAATAGAATTATCTTTTGGGTTAATCAAAGGGTAATCTAATCCAGCTTCTACAGCTTTCATAAACCTTGAATTTACTGCAACAGAAATATTAAAATTATGTATATCACCTTCAACTGATTTACAATCTATAAATTCTAAAATATCAGGGTGTTGAATATTCATAACAGCCATATTAGCACCATCCCGTTTTCCTCCCTGCGTAATCATAGAAGATACTCTTGATAATGTTTGTAATACTTGTATTGGACCACAAGCAACACCATGAGTAGTTTTTATTTTATCACCTTTAGGTCTTAACTCAGATAAAGCGAATCCTGTTCCTCCTCCGAATTTTTGAACCATAGCCACATCATGAGCTGTCTTCATAATATCTTCCATACTATCTTTAAGAGGTAGCACAAAACATGCAGACAAAGTTCCTTGTTCCGTACCAGCATTCATTAATGTTGGGGAATTTGGTACAAAATCTAATCTAGAAAGCATTTTAGAAAAATCTCTTTCTGTAAGTTGGATGTCAACCTTTGATTTTCCATATTCAATTTCAATAGAAGCAATAGCTTCAGAAACTCTTTTTATTAAACTGTCAGCAGTTTCTTGTGGATCACCAGACACATCCTTTAAATAATATCTTTTTTTTGCTACTGTCTCTGCTTGTGTTGAAAGTGCGATCATATATACTCCTTAATTTCCTCGATAATTACAATATAAACATAGTTTTCTTTTAGGGACCCAAAATGTAGGATTACACGCTTCATCAGTGCATGAGGGGTTTGGCGACTCCATGTTATTATTATACTTGTCTTGATCAAAATCAAGTAGTACATCAGGTTTATTTTTGTCTAAATTTCCAACATTTTTTAATGATGGGTCAACATCTGCAGCAATGTCCTGTAAATTAGCTACAGTCTGCATTCTATATACCCCAGTTTCATACGCAGCTTGCAAAGCCATAGCAATAGAAAAGAAAGCATCCCCATGCCCCATAGGGGTTTCAGGAGCTTTTAATTCATTACTAACTGATAATATCTGCTGTCTTTGTCTATGATCTCTTATTAAATGTAAATTACCTGAATGCACATACTCTTCAAAAATATGTGCCATATTATTCTTGGATTTTAAAGAAAATGATAATGGATACCATAATCTATGTAATCCCCTATCCTCTAACTCACCTCTGGTATTATCTATATATCCTTTTGATAATCCAAAATTTTCTGCCGCTTCATTTAAAAATACAACCTGTTGTGAATAATCCCAACCATCTAACCATGATTGATGAATTTGTTCTATACGTTCACCTTTTCTTTTAAACACAACTAAATGAGATGGATGTCTTTTCTTACCTACATCGAACCCAGCAAATATATCTTCATCATCACTAAAATCATGTTTCATAGTAGTGGGTAATGATCTTAAATTTGCATCTTCACACTTTTCAATATCTTCAGTATTAAAATATGCCTCAGTATTAAAATGTGGTTGTAATAAAAATTCTGATGCAAAGGATTTAGGCTTTGCTTTTTGTTGTTCTAATAACCATTTTTCATTATATACTTCTGGCATTAACACTCTTCTTCCCGGTTCTGGATCTAATGCAGGAAGCTTAGTAGTTTTAAATCTATCATCTTTTTCTAGTACTGTTAATAAATCTCCGGGTATCATAGGTGTACCTACAACCACCACAGGAATTCCTTGATTAGGAATAAATAAGGATTCTGTAAGGAAGTGATCCTCAATCTTCGCCATTTGACCTACTGCCAATGGACTTTCAGGGTCTTTCAATATGTCATCAGCAATTAATGCTCCATTAACGTGCATACCACGTTTGAAAGAAAATAACCCACCATGTAATATTTCTGCAGTTCCTTCGTTTCCTGTTGAGTATCTAAAAGTAAAGTCCGCTTTTGGAGCTTTATTTGTCATTAATTGTTTTAAAATTGGATTACGATTAACTTCTTTGTTAATTTCAGAGATATGATACTTTGCCATAGTATCGCTATAAGATAAATATAAAATATTACAGCTTCCCGGAGTTTTTAAAGTTCTCCATATACTAAATGCATGTCCTAAAATTGTAGATTTAAAATGTGCTCTAGGTAATATAGCGAGATAATTCATTTTATTTTCCATACATTCTTCAACTTCTTCACATAGTTTTCCTACATGCCAAGCTTTAAAATATTCAGGATGTTCAAAACCTAAAGACCACACATCCCTAACAAATTCCCAAAAACTTCCGATAGAATATTTTCTGCTCGTCACTAATCTATCAGCAAGCATTTCAAATGCCTTATTATATGTAGTTAATTCATTACTCATCTTCTTTTGAAGCCATTAATACCTTCAATCTACCAGCTATTCTTTTAATTAAATCCGTATCATCTATTTCATCCACAAGAATATTTACCACATCTTGTATGAATTGTATATTTATCAACCCTTCTGCTACTTTTCTCTCCCCCTGTATTCCAATATCTAAAGCTTTAACTGCATCAAAAGCTCTATCAAAATTTAAAGAGTTTAATTCTGAACCCGCTTTACTTCTAATAGCTTCATAAGCTGACTGATGTTCTTCTTGTATCCTAGCCAATCTTGATGATTCATTTTCTTGCATTTTCTCTAAAGATTTAGTTTGGGTTTCTTTCTTCACCCTCTTCCAATCAAAAACTCTAACCCAATGATAAATAGTAGGGGTGGTAACAACTGTCCTAAATTCTTGTGATAATTGTTCTGCAATCTCTCTCGCTGAATAACTATCATCCAAATATAATTTTAATCCTCGTTCCCTCACATTTCTAGAAAATTTTTTTGGCATTAGAGATACCCCACATTTGAATACCCTGTATCAGCATTTCCTGATTCAATACTTCCCCCAAATGGACTTCCATCAGGTTGTAAAAGTTTACTAAAATCCATATGTCCTGTTTTATTTGACGTAGCATTAAAACATTCAGGAACCTTATGTTTTGCACCACTTGAAGTTTTTATAACTTTAAATCTTATTCCAATCTCCTCTTTATTACATACACCTTTAAAAGATTCATCCTTGGTTCCTACAGATTCGTAGTTAGGATTACCCATTATAGTCCCAACTTTCCTACTCATCCCTTCTGGTCTTTCATTATGTATACAATCATAATAATCACACCATACAACCTTTGCATATTTATCTTTAAATTTCTTTTTAGTCATACCTTTTGGTAAACTATCCTTAGGTTTCTCTACCTTATTCTTTTTCTTTTCCATAAAATAAAATTTAGGATTTTTATTAACTTTGCTATATGACATTATCACTCTCCTTCAATCCATATAAAGCTATACATGCTGAATCAGCATAATCTTGTTCGGGGAATTTATCTCCCCACTTTTCTGTTGCATATTTCATTATATCACATTTTTTAGATTTTCCATTTCCTATGATATTTTTCTTCCAAGTCCCATTATCCACTAATTTAGTTGGAACATCTGCTATACTTAATATAGCCCATACAGCCCCCACTACTTCTGAAAGAGTACGTACTACATTTCTATTCTGTGCGAATATTGGTTCTTCTATTAAAGCTAAATCTAAAGTTACTGCATCAATATCCCACAATTCATTCATAAAATTTGTTAATAACTCTGAGAATCTTTCTTTAAAAGGATTTTTAGTGTTGCATATAACTTTATGGGTGGATAGCAAATTTTCTTGTTCGTCTAATATAACGCCATGAATAGCCTTACTAGACGTATCTAGTCCTAAATATCTCATTTCTTTACTGTAAAGGAATTCCCTCTTTTTTTATTTGTCTTAAACTTAAATTAGAAGCTACTTTATTTTCTATTCTTTCTCTATGTACAAATAGTAAAGTTGCTCCAACCGCTACAAGAGCGGAAGTTAACGCTGGTAACGTCTTTATTATGCCTCTTCTCATATGTTCCCTCTTTCAAAACATTACTTCTCTTATGATTAATACTACCCAAACACAACTAGCTAATAAAGCTATTTTAAGCATTAATTTAATGTATTCATCAAATCTATTATTCACCTTATTGTGTAGCTGGTTCTGTTAAAAGAACCTCTATATTGTTATTTACTTCCCAAATACTCGCTTTTGTTGAGGATTGTACTTGAAACTCTTTAGTCGCAAAGTCTTGGTCATTACCTGTTGTGTTGTATTGTATCGTTAATAGACCTATATTAGCTTGTCTAATTACACATGTTCCACCTTTACTAACAATATTAGAAAGATTAAGTTTATTAATCTTGGCATTTGTAGAAGTTAAGCTACCTGTATCCAACCAGATTCTATCATAAGTACCTCCAGAAGTGGATAATTCTTTAGCCATAAAATTACCACCTGAAATTTGTAAATCACGATTAGATCCTACTGTTTGAGAAATACTTTGTCCATCAGATGCGTTATGTTGAATCACTACTTTATGGGCATTAATATCACTTAATGTTAATGTTTTACAAGTATTCCTTTCAAATATAAATTCTCCGATTTCAAGTCTGGCACTCATCCCCAGCTTGCCTTCAATTAAAATAGCCTCAACTTTTCCACTAGGTAATGCTGAACCAGTATAAGCTGTACCTACAGACACATCTGAGATACTGATAAGTTCTACAGGAGTAGAACCAAGCACAATTCTAAGCGTATTATCTGAGGGATTGTCTTTTCTCCATGCCATACGTTTTTCAAGCTCTTCATCTGGGTATTCACTAGGTGCGGCATATATACCCGCACTACCACCAGCAAAACTTCTTATTTCCATTACTTCTGCTACACCAACACCAACTGCTGTTGTAGAACCAACACCCAATACAGCTATAGCCATTTGTGGATTAAGACCCAGTGACCTAAGTAAGGAATAAGGTGACTTAGCTATTGTAAAGAAACGTCTCCATTTAGCAGACTCGCCATTCAGATATTCTATTTTCTTAAACAACCAATCCCTAAAGTTCTTTAAAGTTTTATAAAAAGTTATTGGGGAATACAAAAGAGCCTTTGGAGAGGCTTTTATAAGCTCATATAGAGCCTTTAGTGATCTAACATGTATTGCATATCCAAAAACAATGGAAAAGGCTGAAATGCCAATACTATACCAATACCATGTTTGTAAAAATGTAAGGTATTCCATAACACCAGAATAAGTAATTATTCCTAATGGAGTTTGGATTGGAGCAATCGCCCACCATAAATTGACTGGATTTATTGAAGTGACACTTAATACAAATGCTCCACAGATTACGGTAATAAATGTAATTATATATAAAAATATATCTAATATTTTAACTAGTTTCGCCTTCATCTACTATATATTTCTCCTATTATTATTACCGCAATTAATATTATTGTTAAAATAGTGGTAATTATTAAAATATGTTTTGTAAGTATCTTCTCTTTTTTCACTAGTCATTTCTTCCACTCGTTTTTATTCCCCCTCTAAAATTTTCATGCCTAAAGCTATGATTCCACCAATTGTTGCAGTAGATACTTCTGGCATACCATGGAATAACCCAACTACAGATAATGTAGTTAAACAAGCTATTGCTAAAAAAATTTGGGGTCTAAATTTTCCCATAGTAGAAATTCTCCTTATTTTATTATACTACAAATTAATCAAATCCTTTAGTCCTTAACGCAACAATTCTAGAAACAGTAGCCCAACATTGGGTATATAACCTAAGTTGTGACTCTAATTTATTCATTATTGCAGTGACATCTATCAATTCTCTCTGTAATTTAGCTAAAGGTTCGATAGATCCCATTATGATCCCTCTACACTCATCTTTAGTTGGTTTCTTTCCTTCAACTTGACTCAGTAAGTCTGCATAAGCAATATTATAATTTTCAGTGAATTGGGCTTCCATTGCTGCTCTTTTAGTTTCTGTATCAGATACCCGTTGCTCAAGTTGTCCTTTAAATCCACCATATATTACTAGGTACTTTTCTAACTGTTCTGGAGATGCGTGAAGTACATCAATAAAATTTAATTCAGCATCAGCATTACCATCCATTATTACTTTAGGAATACCAGCTTCTTTTAAAGCTTGATTAGCTAACCTAATTGAATCTTGATAACTCCATCTTTTTTCCATTACTGCCTCCTGTTTTTACATTTACAATACCACATACCAGTACATTGTTCTGGTTCTATAGTCATATTCATTATTCTATCACATCTTTCTAAAATATTTTCCCAAGTTTTTTCATTTCTTTCTACTTGAAAAGCTTTTAAATTTTGATCATTTTTATTTTCATACAACACAACCCCATAATCATATTTTTTAATATTTAAATAAATCTGTAATTGAATTAAATGCTCACTTTTTGGTGTTTCTTTTAACTCTTTAAAATCTTCACTCTTAATAGTTTTTAATTCTAAAGGGGTTTCTCCATGTATCTCATGCTTTATTAAAAAGTCCATCCTACCAGATATTGGAGGAGCTTCTAATTTCACACTAATTTCATCATCTATATAAAGTTCAGCTTTCTTTAAATACTTTTTCATACGTGATTCAAAGGTACCACCATGATCAAATATACGTTGTACTCTCGCCTCTATAGTATCCCAATCTAATTGACCACGATATGCAAGATATAAATACTTATCACAAGGATTACCAAATAAAGATGGGTAAAATTTCCCTTTAGTTGGGGGACTATTTTTTCTACTTAATACGTTATCAATAGATTTTAATAGCCATCTATCTTGATTTTTAGTTCTTTTTCTAGATTTTTTTGTATTATTTCCTTTGCTTAATATAGCTTCAATTCCTGCCATAACCTCTCCTTTATATCTTTATATGTTTTCTCTTTAAGATGCCAAACTTCTGTAAAACCCATGTTTATTAAGTCGTCATCTCTTTTAATATCTCTTTTTGCTAAATGTCCAAAAGGACCATCTGCTTCTATTATAACATTCATTTCTGTTATAAGAAAGTCTACAGTATAATTTCCTATAGGTACTTGTCTAGCATAACGAAGTCCTGTTTCTTCAAGAACTTTGGCTATTAGATTCTCTTGTGGTGTAAAACTCTTCGGTCTCATTCTTAAACCTCTCGTAATCTTCAGGGTTTTCTTTAAACCAGTCTACTACTTTGTTAATACCTGTTACTTTATTAGGCATTTTTTCGTAGGTATACCAAGCTCCTGTTTGTTTAATTATTCCATATTCTAATCCTAATCTAACGTAAGTCTCCACAACATCTACTCCACCTTCTATACGAAATGGTATAACTACTTCTTCCCATCTCTCCCCACCAAATTTATCTTTTAATAGTTTTACTTTGATTTCAAAACCCACTCTGTTAGTTGAAGATGCTGGTTCATTTAACCAACCACCTTTGGAAACTTGCATACAACAATGTGAAAAGAACTTTTGTCCTTCCCCACCGGGCATAGTTTCCATTGCAGTGATTGGTCCCATAGCTCCTCTAGTTTGATTAATAGCAACCAATGAACTTCCATATGTTAAATCAGGAAGTAATCTAATTAACATTTGATTCCATGTTCTTGATTGCCATGCTATAGGACTATAGTCAATACCTTTTTCGTTATTAAATATATCTGCAGGTATTATTCCTGCTACACTATCTAACACTACTAAATCTACTCCAGTTCTTAAACTCTTTTGAGCAATCTTAAATGCTTCTTCTGCAGTTGCGGGGTCAGCTACTATTATTTTAGTTATATCTATACCAACTTTTTCCATCCATGCAGGATCCCATGATTTTTCTAAGTCTATCCAAACTGAAACTCCCCCATCTTCTTGTACAGATTTACAAAGTTGAGATGCTATATAAGATTTACCTGATGACCACCCACCAAAAAGCAATGTAAATCTTTTTCTAGGTATACCACCAGCTGTTATTCTATCTAATTGTGGAATATTAAATGGTATTCTACCATAAGCAAAACTTTCATCGTCTCCTCTTTTAGTAGCTAATTTTTTATCATTTAATAATTCATTAAATATTGATTCTGCAGTTTCTTTCATTAATTATTTATCCTCTTTCTTAATTTTATCTTCATGGTAAGCCTCTGCCCATGCCATGCAAATACCAGCACACTGTATCAATCTATTATACATTCCAGCAGTATTATTTTTACGCACTTTTTTTGCTATTTCTCCCAATTCTTCCGCTAAAATAACTGTCCAAAAATCATTTACATCTGATTTATTTCTAAAATTTCTAACTTTTTCAGTATTAAATTCTCTTTCAGCCAGAATATTTTCCATGACAATAGCTCTAACATACTCACTTTCCATTTTTTTTCTTACCTTTTTTAAATATTTCCCTGATTCCATTATCCACTTTATCATGAACTACTTGGTAAGCTTTATCTATAGTTAACCCAGCTTCCTCCAATTGTTCTTCTATAGAAATTTCAGTATCAAGATCATGAATTTCCATATCCATTCTTGCATATTGATTAGTATCTAATGGACCTACTCTAAAAGTAAACCCTAATTTCACACCTATCTTAGCCATTTTTTATAGCCCTCCTTTTTATTATATATTCTTTATGGGTAATATTACATTTACTACATTTACCAGTTATAAATCCTTTAGGGGAATCAGGGGCACGTCTTTCTTTAAGAATAAAATGATGAGGATTACAAGTAAATTCTTCTAAAGTTTTCATATCATCATCAGTATCAATATAACTATTACTTTTAGACTTCTCCATTTTTTATTAGCTCCTTAGCTATTAGCATATCTATATATTGTTTTGCTTTCTTTAAATCCTCAACACCACCTTTTTCTCTCCACCTACATATATATTTTATTACATTCCCCTCTGCAAAAGATAATTTATTTGCATGTATAAAATCCCAAGGTTCTATCTCTAAATGATAATGTGTTGGATCAGTAGAATTTCCTATAGCATCATTCGATATATCAGGATATCCTTTCATGTCTCTATATTGCTTCCAT